ACTGTGTAAGAGGTAGCTGTTCCATCACCAATGTTAGTTGCGTACTTAGTTACGACTACAGCACGGTTAATTACTACGCTATCAGCGTTTACAGTAATTCCGTCTCCGCCAATTACATCAAGTGTATTAGCAGTCTTTGTAAGACCAGCGCCAGCTGTGATTTGGCCAAGGCCAGTAAACTGTGTAAAAGATAAGGCTGTTGTTCCTACTGTTACAGCGCCGTTGTTTGTAAGGGTCCAGCCAGAGTCAGTGTTTACTGTTCCTTCTTCTACAAATACCGCAAAAGAAGCTGTAATTTCTGCTGCTGTATCTGCATCAGATGAGCGAGCAGGTGCACCAGATGCGGCTACTACATAGAGGCCGTTCTCTGTTGCATCTGTCTGGTTCTTAACAAGTACTCGGTCGCCTGTAGCAAGGGTTACTCCATCAAGAGTATCTCCATTTTCAAGGCCTGTTGCTAATGTAATAGCAGCAGTAGTTGCTACACGTACTGAAGGCTTCCAGTCAATACCAACAACCGCTGAATCTACATAGCGCTTGTTAGCGGCATCTTGTGGGTTAGTTGGGTCTGTAAGGTTTGTAATCTTCTGGTTGTTAAGGTCAACAGAAGATGTTGCAAGAGCAAAGTTATGGAGCTTGTCTTCAAGGCGAGCTAGAGTACCGCTTGCGTTTGGTACATAAATTGTTTGGTCAGCAGTTGGGTCTACGAAAGAAAGAGTTGTCTCAAACCCGTCAGTAGTTGAACCTTCAACTACAATGCTAAGGTCAGAAAGGTAGAGGCCAGATACTGTTGGAGAAGTGATGGTCTTATTTGTAAGCGTATCGACTGTGTCGCGGCCTACAAGAGTTGTTGTTAAGTCTGGAAGGGTGACTGTTCGGTCAGCAGTTGGGTCGCCTGCGGTGAGGGTGAGCTCAAATGCGTTGGCAGTTGCGCCTTCAAATACAAGATTGACACCAGTATCAAGGGTTACTGTGCCTGTGAAAGTTGGGTTAGCTGACGGAGATTTAGTATCAATCTGGGTCTGGATGGCAGAGGTAACGCCATCTACGTAGTTAAGCTCTGTAGTGGTGAGGGTGGCGCCGTCAAGGATGTTGAGTTCGGCGGCATCTGCAGTAACACCGTTAAGACCAATTGCTTCAAATAACGTACCGTTATAGATACGCATTTCATTAGCAACGGTGTTGTAGTAGACCTGACCAGCGACTGGGCTTGATGGGTCTGCTGCTAGATTTTGTATACGAGCATTTTGAAGCTCGTTCTTCGCCAAATCAATTGACGTTAAAAACTTACGTGCCATTTACATTTCTCCTTAGGAAAGGTAGGCGTCTCCGCTAAATGCTCCACTAAAAGTCACCGTAAGAGCGTTCGAACTTGTGTAGGAAATTTCACCTTCCACAATCGAACCGCCCGAGTCCTGAACAGTTACGTTCGGGTACCAGCCGAGGTAGTGTGAAATGTTCCACACGGCCGCAGATGTTCCCTGAGTATGATGATACGCCACAGTAGGCTGGTTTATGCCCCCAACTGTAATTTGGTTTAAAGTTACAACAGGCCCTGCAGGTGGGGTTACCTGCACAACTACTTGGCCGGCTACTGGGATAACGTCAGGCATATTAATCCACCGTTACTTGTTGGGTTACAAATACTTGCCCTCGAATATAGGTCTGTTCGAAGGTTGCATCTGTTGCACTTGTAGCTTGAAGGTCCCAGAAAGCTCTTGCTGGTAAATATCTAGTAGCCGATGGGTCCAACGTCAAACGAATACGGCCGTTAGCCGCGTCAAACTTGGTAACTGTAAATGTTGCATAAAGTGCAGGGGCATTTGGATATGTTCTAATTTGAGCCTTAAATGTAAGAGCAGTAACATCAAATGGAAAGTCAAACTCGCCTGACCATGAGTCGCCCTGATAAAGAGCGATGTCATAGACACCTGCGTAAGTAGGCATTGGCTTGCGACCCTTAAGGTCATTTTGAATATATACGCGCTCTGGTTTACGTGAGTCATCAATTTCTTGAGCTAGGTACATAGGGACAAGCTTATTGGTAAGGCGAGAAACACGGCGAAGTGTTCCCATTTCAATACGCCAGATTCCAATGTTAAGTGCAGAAGAAAGCTGCTTGTATTGGTCTGTTCTAGCCTGAATCATCTGAGTGAGCTGACGGTATCTGTCAGAACGCGGAATCATAACTCCGTCTGGTGAAGAGATATTAATATCAAAGGCAGAGTCTGTAGCAAGAGCCCATAGGGCTTCAATTGTTGACAGGATTGCTAGTGGGTATTCTTCAACGGGTGGAAGTAGAAGAATGGTCATTTGGCTTCCGTAGCCATCTGTTCTTTCAAAGGTGTGTTGCTCTACTGCCGTGTTAACAAAACGTTCTATATCGCTGTCACTAAAGTAGCGGTAGGCAGTTCCAGTAACTTTTACCGATAAAGCGTTGGCTGGAGCGGTTACAAAATGAATAATACCTAGGTCTTTTTCAAGAGTGTAATCTGTAGGAGTTGTCTTTACAACGTTGTTTACAGTGACCAGAAGAGTTGTAGGCTCAACAGGTTTGTACTTTAAATCAAAATCTTTATTGGTTCCGTCGCCTGTTGCTGTGTAGGTAAACTGAGTTGGCATATCGCCCAGCTCAAGCCTTACTCTAGACACTAGGTCTATTAATGCAGCCACTAACCACTCCTAACGTAACTATTCTAATGGTAGCGGTTACAACCAAAAAATCTTGATAAACGAAACAGCGGAGGGGAAGCCCGCTGCTTCGTTAACCAATTAAATTAAATATTGGCTGCTAAATAGCCTTTTTCTTTTAAGTGCTCAGCTACTGAACGTGTAACTTCGTACTTCTGACCTGGCTTAAAGCTAAAGTTGTTTCCAGCTCCAAGGGTCATGTTTTCAATGAGTTCTACAACACGAATAACTACTGTGTCGTCTTGCTTTCCTACCCGGTCAATTGTGTCAACAATAACTGTCTGACGGTCGGGCTTGGTAGCGTCAATAACTTCTGTCTCTGCTTTAATAACAGCAGTTGCTGTTGCTAGTGACATTTCTTCAGCTCTCTTAGCTGTTTCATCTGAGAACTGGTCTGCTAGCTCATCACGGCTACGGCCTGTGACGTCTGTTGGTGATTTCTTTGTTGCCATTTGTATCCTCCGGTTTAGTGAATGAGTTTGTGTTGAGGCGGGGAGTTTCAAGGCTCCCCGCCCAACATTTAAGCTATTAAATTGTGATTAGTTGGTTTCTGCAATAATTACAGCCTGGTCAGTGATTAGACCAAGTCCGAAGATTGAGTACCAAGCAAGTGCGTGCTCACGACCGAAGTCTAGAATACCGCCATCGCGGAGTTCTACTGGGAGTGAGATTGCGTGACCGAATGCGTTATCTCCGATGAAGATAGATGCATAGCGGTCTGAACCACCGTTACCTGTCTTTGTAGCAGGTGTGATGTATCCACCACCAGCAGTAACTGTTGGGTTAGCAACTGTTGTATCTGCTGAGTATGAAGCACCAGCACCGCCAGCGACCTTTAGGACCTGTGTTGTTTCGATGAATACGCAGTCGTATAGACGACCGATTTCACCTAGCATGAAGTTTCCTGGTGCAGCGTACTTTGTTACTTCAATGAACTCTGGATTGTCACGTAGCTTACGTGACTGGTGAGGGTGAACGAATGCAACGTAAGTTTCGCCCAAACGAGGGATATTCTTTGTTGCTAGGCTCTCTACTGCATCCTTCACAGTGTGAGGTGTCATGTAGTAAGTGCCTGTCATAGCAGCACGGTTTGCTGCGGTTGTTCCGTCAGCGTACCAAGCATTAACTGCTGTCTGGCCTGAACGGTCTTCACCGTAGATTGTTGATGTTGCTGCATAAAGTGTGTCGCGTGACAACTGGTCAAGATAGATTGCCATGTTACGACCAAGAAGACGTGAGGCTGAAGCCATTACGTCATCGAATGAAGCGTTAAGTAGTAGCTCAGATACAGCAAGAGCATAACCATGCTCAGTTACTGTGATTGAGAACTGTTGCGCTGTAAGAGCGTTTGTCTGCATACGTACACCTTCGACAAGTGCTGAAGCAAAGCCGAGGTTGTTGTAACGCATGAAGTTGATTTGAAGACCAGGTGCAACACCTAGTTCAGTCTTCTTTACTGCAAACTGCTCGAAGCGAAGAATAGGCATTGCCTGGAACAAGATTTCCTTGGACCAAATTGTCTGAATCGCTTGAGTTAGCTGTGTATTTGTACCTGAGTACGCTGTAGGTGCTGCGGCAAGATTGCCGGTACCCGTAATGCTTGATGCCATTTAAATTGACTCCTTGTCAACGGTATTGGATTTTTGGGTCATCCGAACAGTCCCTTTGTTTTCCCCTGAGCACTAGGGCTCAAGAGTCGGCCACGATATTTAGCGTATTCATCCATTGACATTGACGCAATATCTTGCGCCGTTAAGTTTTTTTGCTCCGAATTGATATCCAAGGGTCCAGCTCCAGGAGGCAAGGTTGCCCTTGTTCCTGTCATTTCTCGACGTGCATTCTGCATTGCAGATTGCGCCGACTCGAGAATTCTAGTTGAGCGCTCTTTCAAGCTCTCTATGCTTGCATCAACTTCTTCGACAGTGTTTCCACTAATCAAGTCAACAAGCTCTGGCATGATGTTATCACGCTCAGCTTCGAGCTTCTGTGCTCGGTAGTTCTGAAGTTCTGCGTATGTGCGTTCACGTTCTAGAAGTGCAAAAGCAGTTTCGCGTTCTTGACGCTCATGCTGCAGTTGTTCCTGCCATTCTTTTTCTTTCTTAGCAAGTAGGTCACGAACTTCTAGTTCAGACTCTTCCTTAGCCTTTAGCTCCTGAGTAATACGAGCTTGACGCTCTGACTCTTCAGTGGCAACTCGACTGGCTTCTTCTTCTCGACTGCGCTTCAATACATCAACTTCTTCCTTTAGCTTTTCAATCTGAGGATAAAGTTTTTCTTTTTCCTGAGAGCGAACCTTAGCAAGGTCATCTTCTGTATAAAATTTTGTGTTTTGCGTGTAAGTAGTGTTTGATGCATCAGCATCAGACGTATTAATAACTGGTACTACTCCTGCTTCGGCTGCGAAAGCTTCTGCGTTTACTTCTGCTGTATCCATTTTTACTTCCTTTTATCCTAGGGGTCGTTTTCCGATTTAATAACACATATGACCAAACGTTGTCTTTCAGTAAACAATTTTTGCTTGTTTAGGCAGACTTGTCAGCCTAAACTACTTACTTTTCATACTCTTCCGGCACTCTTCGTTGTGGAATTTTTGTACCGTAAGCTTCTGTTACAAGGCGCTGTCGCAATCCTTGCTCACTCATCTTTGCAAACATTTGTGCCTCGTCAAGGATAGGGCTAGGCGCTCCAGGATTTCCTGGCATAGGTTGACCTTCTGGTCCCTGCATTGGTTGAGGTGGGGCTCCGTCTGGGCCTGGAAGCATTCCAGTTAACTGAGCAATTTCTTGCTGAATCTGGCCCTTAATAAGGTTGAGGGCTCCGTCGGCCTTAGCATCATCAATAAGTTCTTGACGAATTTCCATAAGTTTTTCATCAGGGAACTCTTCGCCTAGTGAACGAAGTGCGCCTTCCTTAGACTCTAGGCCAAGGGAAAGCATTGACTGAACTTCGTTAAGCGCAATTAGTTTGTCAAGCGGTAGCGGAGGTGGGAAATGTACATATGAGCGGAAACTGATTGGGTCGTTTAAATCTAGGACTTCAACTTGTCCTTCTTTAAGAGGAGCAAAACGTGTACCTGGGTTAGCCGCCATACTTTCAGGTTCTTTAACCGCAAGGCTAATAAGGATAAGTTCGTTGACACGCTCTAGCCCGTGTGCGTATTGGATGATTTTTTGGTGGTAGCGGTTCATCAAAGGCTGGAACATAATTGCTAGTGCTACACCTGATGTATTAGAAACAGGCATTGCTTGACCAAGAGCAGTTTCAGGAACGCCAACCATTTCGTGCATTGACTTCTTCATCATTGCAAGGAAGTCCATTGCACCCTTAAGGCCCTGTGCTCCACCTTCAAGGTTTTCTACACGAGCATCCTTAGGTAGTCCGCCCCAAACTTTATTAGCGCCTTTTTCTAATTGCGACGCTTTAGCACCGATAATAACCGTAACTGGCGCTGCGTGGTAGTTAACGATGTCGGCAATATCCGTAGCTGTTTCATTGTACGTACGGTTAATTGGAATAATGTCATTGCAATCAGATAGGCCCCAAGGGCTACCGCTAATACGAACATTTGGAATATGAATAATGGGAATAACACCAAGCGGGTTAGGGCGAGAGTCAATGAGTTCATCGTTAATGTACTCCTCAATAGAGTCATCAGTTAGGATTTCTGTGTAAGTAAATACTTGACGTGTTCCTTCAAGCGATGTACCCCAAAAACGATACTTAAGCTTAAAACGAATTAAACGTTCACGGTCGTGAGGGTGAAACTCTGGAAATGCAAATGATGAGTTAAGAGGCAAGATACGAACACGGCCTGGGTGAACACGGCCAGCTGGGTCTTGGTAAGCCTCTTCGTAAGCAACTTTAATAAAACAATCGCCTGAGACTCCGCCTTGCTGTCCCATTTCCCAAAGTACTGTTGCTTTGTTGTTATCTACTTCCCAAACTCTTTCTAACAAGTCTGGAACAATAGCTTCTGTCTGCTTAGGGCTACGGAATTGAACGCCCTTACCAAATGTAAAGTTAAGAATAAAATCTGTAAAAGCACGATAGTAGTTAAGAACCATCTGTGATTCGCCTACTTGACGTCGGTATGAATAGTGATGACCTAGGTACATTGCCCAGTTAAGGGAATAACGATTTAGGCGAGGACCGTGTACTTCAAACTCTTCATCCGCTAGTTCTACAAGACCTAGTGGAGAGATAGAGATTGTTAAGTCAGAGGACGCGGCTCTATACGATGGAGGTGAGAAATCTAGACCGCTACCACTCACCGATAAATCCTTTCGTTAAACTTACAACTAAATACTAGCACCAATATCGACATATCGCTTTAGTGGTTACTTCTTAACGGCTTCGCCCTTAATAGAGCCTTGACCAACTTTTTTTGTAACTTTTGCCTTTTGGTCTTTTTCTTCTTTGTCTCTTTTTTCCTGCGCGTAATCTCTGTTACGTGGGTCAATATCTTTTTTAGAATCTACAAATCTTCCGCCCATTTGCACATACTTAGTGTGCACCCAGTGGGCAGCGGCTGGTGAAGGATACTTAGGAAAACGTGACTTAGCCTGAACAGTAACTGTATTCCAGAGGCGTGGATTAGCAGGTAACTGCTTTGGAGCATTAGTTACGGAACGACCAGAAATGAGTGCCATAGTTAATCCTTAGAAAAGCCCCACCAGTCCCGAAGGACGGTGGGGAGCTATTTCTTCTATTAGTCCTGCACTACTGCAGGGTTAAGGCGCTGTTGGTGTGAGCCATTGCGGAATACTTCCTCAATAACATTTGAACCGTAGTCGCTAAAACCGGCAGAAGCAAACTCCTGAAGAGTGTTTGGTCCTTCTACCCATGCTGCTGAACCTACGTGAGCACGCTCACGCATTGTTTCTTCAGCTGACTTAGTGTGAACTGGTGCATTGCGATTTGGACGACCTGCTGCAGGAATGTATCCCTGTGCAGCTCCGTTTGAAAATTCTTGCGGAACATCTGTATCAGTTGCGATTCCCTCTTCAAAGCGAAGTGGTCCGCGCTGTCCTGGCATAGCGCCAGCCATCTTGCGGTCGTAAACTGTTCCTGGACGTTCTGGGAAGCTTGGTGCTGGTGAGATTGTCATAGTTATAACTCCTTGTAAAGGTTGAGGCCTCAGGTAAAAGTGTGCTACTTATTTAACGTAAATACTGCCTAAAGTAAGAATTATCTATAAAAAGGTGAAGAGGATACTTCTACCGAAGGCATCGTTAAATCCATAGTCAAGCAGACAGCAATGGCCAAACTATCCGCATAGTCGTCGTGGGCGTGAGCCTCAGCTGGGGCGTGGGCTAAGAAGTTTGGGCCTTGAAATTTTGTCTCTAGGTCTGTCATCTGTTGGTAAAAGCGCTTCCAAGTTCTAAGGCGTCTAGTCTTAGCGTGTGCAGGCCAGCCAACCATACGTCGGTCAATCAAAGCCTTAAGGTGCTTCCAACGTTTAGATTGTTCTTGTTGGCTACTGCCTATCGAGTGAACCTCTGCTCCTGGAAGTAAAAGCTTAAGTCGTTGGGCTACTGCGTCACCAACACCGTTAGCATCTACACCTACGGCTAAAACATCGTAAGAGCCAAGAAAGTTTACGATTTGAAAATACTGGTCTTCCCAGTCATCGCCCTGAATTTCTAACCAGTTAAGTACTCGGTGGTCGTAATAACCAAACTCATCTGGCCTATCCCAGTCAACCCACACAACAGTTACAACAGTTGAGTCCATCTTACGTGCAGGGTCGATTCCAACAACAACTGGAGTTCTGTGCCAAGCCCTAACAGTTTCCTGAGATGTATCTCCAAGCTCATCCATAATCGTGGAGGTAACAAACATTCCGCGTTCTAGTAGCCACTTGCAGTTGTACGACATCTGGAACTCATCGGAGTCTTCACCGATACGTAACATCTCTTTCTTAATGAACTTGCCGTAGTTAAGGTTTACTTTAGACACGTCTTTGTAATCCCATTGGAAGTGGTTCTGCCTAGAGGCTCTTCCTGTCTGTCTACGCTTGTTTAATTGAATAGAGCGGTAAAAGTTATTCTTGTGTGTAGTAGGTGTGCCTGTCTTTACCATTGTGCCTGAGTAGTACGCAAGCATTGGAGAGATTGATTTAGATACAACAAAGTCGTCTGCCTCCTGGCACTCGTCAATAACAATGAGATGGAAAGACTTAGATTCAATCTTTGCACGAGGGTTAGCCGTCATCATCATTAGGCTACTGCCTGAGTTCTTAAGCTTAATTTGGCGTGTTACTCCTGGGACCTTACCAAGAGAGTCATCAATCTCTGGGTCTCCTAAAATCTCTAATGCACGCTCAGAAGTTAATCGATTTACAGTTCTACCAAAGAGTGTTTCTACCTGGCCTTCAACTGGAGCAAACATACCAATCCAGATGCCATCTTTAAACTGGCCTAATAAATCTGGGTACATCTTTGCAAGCCTGGGTAGCAACACCATTAACGTGGCTACTGTATTAGCAATTGTTTCTGACTTACCTGACTGACGTGCGGCAAGTGCTGTAACTTCTTCACCGTCGTTAATGATTACAGACTCAATAATGCGACGAGCAAGCGGTAGTTGATACGGGTGTAACTCATGCCCAACTAGCGCGTTCATAAATTGAATTGTTTTGTCTACTGTCTTGCGAACAAACTCTTTGGATAGTTCGTCTAACTCTTCTTCCTCTTCTTCGAGGAGTTCGTCGTCATCCTCTAAGAGTTCCTCTTCTTCGTCTAAAAATTCTAACTCGCTCATATGTTCCTTAGTCTAGTAAAAAACATGAAACCCTGGTAGGTATACCAGGGTTCACGTTGCCACACACGGGAGAGAAGGAAGAGAGGCAAGATAATTGTAGCGGAAATGTCGACATGTCGTTTTACACGGTTGTTTTGTTAGTTCTGGCATAAAGCTCGTTTACAACTGCATGTAGCGCTTCTGCCCCAGTTAGGGCCTCTTCTAGGGCCGCAACGTCATGGTTTCTAGAATAGATACTCATACAACGACCCAACTCGTAAGTAGCCTGTTCAATCCACATCTCAAGCTCTGTTGTATGTATCTTTCTTACTCGTTTTGCAATCTTTTCTGAAAAGGGCTTGTCCCAAATGCTTTTCTTTTTAAACACGCCAATCCCCTATCTCTTCCGTATTAAGTTCCATATCTCTAAGTCCTAATGCTTTAGCAATCATATCATCGGCGTCTTCATCGAATACAAGACCCTCAGAGCGTTTCCACAACCCCAACACAAACCCAGGCTTAGTAAACGGAACGCGAAATACTAAACATACTTTGCTCTGTCTAAAGGGATGTTCTGTCTCTTGAGTCCAACCTTTTTCTACCACAGGCAGTAGATTGCGGTGGTAGTACTGGATTACATCTCCGTATAGTGGTCCG